ATCGCAGTTCGACCGCGTGCTGCATGGTTTGGATTTCGGTTACTTCCCTGATCCGGCCAATTACGTACGCTGCCACTATGACGCAGCCAGGCTGACCCTTTACATTTACGGCGAGGTGCGGCGTTGGAAGACATCAAATAAACAACTTTACAAAGCGCTAGTGGAAAACGGCCTGACGCCAGAACACACCATGATTTGCGATTCCGCCGAACCAAAATCAATCGCTGACCTGCGCGAGTACGGCGCAGCTGCAAGGGGAGCAGAAAAAGGACCAGAATCTGTACGTTATTCCATGAAGTGGTTGCAATCTCTCAAAAATATTGTGATTGATAACCAGCGTGCGCCTTATGCAGCAGAGGAGTTTTTAAACTATGAGCATGAAATAGACAAGGATGGCAATTACATCTCGGATTATCCGGATGTGAACAATCACAGCATTGACGCTGTGAGATACGCTACCAATTTGATATGGAAGCGTAGAGGACAATAAAAGCAATTTAATAAAAACGAAAAGAGGTAATGATGGCAAGTTATACAAAATTTGAAAGTTTCGTCGAGGCGATCTGTGAGGAAAAGCACAACCTGGCCAGCGATCAGCTGACAGTGGCCTTGTGCAATGCGTCCAATAATCCTACAGCTGCGGACGCGGTACTGGGCGATCTAACCGAAATTTCTTATACCAACCTGTCGTCCAGAAATATCACGACCACTTCATCGAGCGAGACGGATGGTACTTATAGCTTGGTAGTAGAGGATCTGGTTTTGACGGCTTCCGGAGCAGTAGCAGCATTCCGCTACGTGGTCATTTACAACGATGATGCGCCCAGCGATGAGCTAGTCTGCTTCTTCGATTACGGTTCCGAGGTAGAACTGGCAGATGGAGAGACCTTTACGGTTGATTTCGGCGCATCGTTGTTCACGCTGACCTAAAAAAATAGCCGTGAGGGGGCACGGTTATTATATAATGACAAACATTAAATACGCCCTTATTTTTGAGGTGAGCGGTGGCTAAGGCAACTGGTGGTACTGTTACGTATGATGGTGACTACACCATTCATAAATTCACGTCAAATGGAACATTTGTTGCCAATGTTGATTTAATTGCAGATGTTTTAGTTGTAGCAGGTGGCGGTGGCGGTGGGGGAGGTCATGGCGGTGGCGGTGGTGCGGGTGGATACAAACTCGAAGAGGATTTTGATATTTCAAGTGGAAATATCAGTGTAACAATTGGTGGTGGTGGGGAGAGAGGTGGACTAGACAGAGGAGGCAATGGAGGCAATTCTGTATTTTCTACTATAACTTCTACTGGAGGAGGTGGGGGCGGTGTTAGATACGATGCAGGCTCTGGAAGAGAAAATGGTTTATCTGGTGGATCTGGTGGAGGTGGAGGTGGGGATGACGCCACTCCCGGCACAGGAGGTTCTGGTACTTCTGGGCAAGGGTACGCTGGTGGAAATGGTATAGGAGGAGGTACAGCAGCGTCAGGTGGTGGAGGGGGAGGAGCGAGTGGAAGTGGATCGAATGCTTCTTCTTCACATGGCGGAAATGGTCATAGTGGATATTCCTCTTCTATAACTGGTTCTTCTGTAACCTATGCGGGCGGTGGGGGCGGTGGAGCTTATAATGGCACAGCTGGCACAGGTGGTTCAGGTGGTGGAGGAAATGGGGGGCTTGGTTATTTATCTAACGGATCTGGAGGAACAAATAATACAGGTGGTGGTGGTGGTGGGGCGGGTGGAAGTGCAGTAGGCGGCAGAGGTGGTTCTGGCGTTGTAATTATTCGCTATCTAACAGATTATACTCTCGCTGTAGACGCTGGTAGTTACTCACAAACAGGAACCACTGCATCACTAGAACAGGGGTATGGTCTATCTTCCACGGTTGGCATTTTCTCCCTCACTGGAACAGCTTTATCTTATCGTTATTTTAATATCACAGCAGAACTTGGAAGCTTATCCCTCACTGGTTCTGATGCATCTTTGGAGCAGGGATACAAGCTGTCAGCGGTTGCCGGATCATTCACCCTAACTGGCACGGTATCTTCTCTCGAACAAGGCTATAAATTACAGGCTGAATCTACATCATTTACTCTTACTGGAATAGAAGCATCTTTCCGCTTATTCAGGCTGACCGCTGAGGCAGGATCATACTCTCTCTCTGGTGTGGTAACAGGCCTGTATCAAGGTTATGGACTGCTCGGTGCGGTTGGTGAATATTCCCTTTCTGGAACAAATGCTGGCTTAAGAGAATCGGCTATTGTGATGGGGGCGGCCTCTGGTGAATATTCTATTTCTGGCGTTGCTGTCTCTCTTCTGCAAGGGTATGAAATAGTGGCGGCCATTGGCGAGTTTTCTCTATCTGGAACCGCTGTAACACTGCGAGAGTCCGCTATTGTTATTCAGTCAGAAGCAGGGGCATTTACTATATCTGGCGCGGTCGCCAATCTTGAATTTGGCAGGCTGATTACAGCCGCGATTGGTTCATTTGCTTTAACCGGAACAGAAGCTACGCTCAGGGAAAGCGCCATAACATTTGGCGCCGAGGCTGGCACATTTACATTATCTGGTCAGGATGTGAATTTCATAGAAGGTTTTGGATTCCATGCATTGGCCGGAGAATTCAGTCTTACAGGTATAGAAGCATCTCTCAAGGAATCTGCTATCATCATGGGGGTTCAGACAGGCGCTTATTCTCTTACTGGTACAAATGCTGCGCTGATCCAATATTACGGTTTCCTTGTTGAGGCTGGCGCGTTCGCTTTGTCTGGTACGGCGGCCTCACTGCGGGAATCGGCTATTATTGTATCAGCTGGCGCAGGAAGTTTTTCGATTGCTGGTACAGCGGCTTCGCTTAGAAAATCCGCATTTGTTATTCCGGCTGGATCCGGAAGTTTAATTTTATCAGGTACAGAAGCTTCATTGCGCGAAACAGCCATTATTATGCCAGCCGTTCTTGGCGCATACGCTTTAAGCGGTACAGATGTTTCACTCAGGGAATCCGCTATTATTATGCCAATCTCGATTGGCAATTATGCGCTAACTGGCATTGATCCATCATTGTTATATGTTAGGCGAATCTTGGCACAGGCAGGAGAATATCAGATAACTGGTATTGATCCTGGATTTTTACTTGGGATCATGATTTCAGTCGCACTGGGACAGTATGTTTTGTCCGGAACAGACGCTGAGCTTACAGCGCGCCTATTTGCGAAATATATTACCTATATTGAAGCGGAAAACAGGACATTCTCAATTGAAGCGGAAAACAGGACATTCGAGGTGGAAAGATGAGCGATCTATTTACGAAAGACCCAGAGGCTATTCTGGATTATCAGTGGGACTGGTCAGCCTGGTTGCAGGAAACGGAGGCGATCAGCGAGGCAGAAATTACGGCAGATGACGGATTGACGGTTGATGAAAGTGCCAGTACGGATGACACGGTAACCGCCTGGCTTTCTGGCGGTACGGCTGGAACAACTTATAAAGTGCTGTGCCATATAGTCACTGATCAGGACCGTGAGGATGATCGGACAATTTATATCAAGTGTTCAGAAAGGTAAGCCATGTTTCAGAGGCTTCTAAGCTGGATAAAAGGAGTATGGGAAAAAATGATAGGAAAAACATCCCTTAAACGCGCGATTGGTGCTGAAATTGCTATCAGTTCGCCGATGATCACTGCGTTAGAAGAGTGGTCAAGAATGTATAAAAACGATGCTTCATGGCTAAGCAACGAAGTTATTTCGCTGAATTTGCCAGCTGCGATCGCCTCAGAAATATCCCGTTTGGTAACTATCGAACTGATGGTAACTATTGAGGGCAGCAAGAGAGCGGATTATTTATCTGCACAGTTCGAGAAGGTGCTGGATAAGTTACGCGATAATATTGAATTCGCTGCTGCAAAGGGTGGACTGGCTTTAAAACCCTATGTGGATGGAGAGAATATTAACGTGGATTTTATTCAGGCCGACCAGTTTTTTCCAGTCAATTTTGATTCTAACGGAAACATTACAGCTTGTGTTTTTGTTGATCAGCGCACGGTTGGCGACAAGTATTATACACGTCTGGAATATCATGAAGGTACTGATGATGGAATTGTGGTCAGAAACAAGGCTTATCGCAGTCATACGAAGGATACTTTGGGGCAGCAGGTTGAACTATCAGCCATTGATGATTGGGATGGGTTAGAGCCGGAAGCTACTATAACCGGTGTAGATCAGCCGCTTTTCGCGTATTTCCGCTATCCACTGGCAAATAATATTGATCCTACCTCACCGCTGGGTGTTTCCTGCTATTCGCGGGCAACAGATTTGATCAAGGATGCAGATATTCAGTGGTCAAATTTCTTATGGGAGTTTGAGAGCGGCCAAAGGGCGCTTTATGTTGATTCTCTTGCATTTGGCAAGAATTCAGAAGGCAAGCCGATCCTGCCGCTTAAACGACTTTACAGGACATTAGAAACCGGATCTGCTGATGGGGAGTTGTATCATGAATGGTCGCCCGCCCTGAGAGAATCGAATATCTTGAATGGTTTGGAAGCGATCCTGAGAAAAATAGAATTTAATTGCGGGTTGGCCTATGGTACGTTGAGCGATCCCCAATATGTTGACAAGACCGCCACAGAAATTAAAACGTCGAAACAACGTTCTTATGCCACAGTGGTGGATGTGCAGAAATCGCTAAAAAGCACACTCAATCAATTGTTATTTGCAATGGACACATGGACAACATTGTCTAAGTTGGCGCCAAAGGGAGAATATACAACCACGTATGAATTTGATGATTCTGTAATTGTGGATAAAGACGCGCAATTTCAGCAAGATTTGCGCTTAGTTTCTCAGGGGATTATGGGGAAGGTAGAGTTTCGAATTCGAAACTTTGGCGAGGATGAAGAAATCGCTCGCCAGAAAATCGCGGATGCGGTCAAAGCACAGCCTGTATTGTTTGAGGAAGAATAACATGTTTTGGAAAATGCTTAAAAAGAGAGAGGCTTCTAACGATCTTCTTCTGTCTCGCATGAAGGAAGCAGTAAATGAGATTCGCGAGTGGGATAAATCTATTGTTGGCCAGACTGGTATGCACGCCGCCATTCAAATAACGTTGGCAAAAATTCTTGAGAAAATACCAGAGCTGAGGTTATAAATTTGCTTACGGCCGATTATTTGGATGTTCTACCAGCTCCGGTTATAGATATATATGAACGTTATCAAGTATCAGTTATTGAAGATATTGCCAGACGGCTTGCCAACTTGAATTATGCGTCTGCTGCATGGCAGGTTCAAAGGCTAAACGAATCCGCTATGCTTTACGATCAGATATTGGAAAAATTATCCGTTCTGACCGGAAAATCAGAAAAAGAATTACACAAGATATTTCAGAAAGCTGGCGTTAGAGCGATGCGCTTTGACGATGCTATTTACAGGATGGCTGGTCTGAGCCTATCACCGCTCAATCAATCCCCGGCCATGTTGGGCGTTCTTCTTGCTGGACTTGAAAAGACAAATGGTATTTTGCGCAATTTTACACTGACAACCGCTATGACTGGACAAGGCGCGTTTATTGATGCGGCTGATTTGGCATATATGCAAATTACTACTGGCGCTTTTGATTACAACACGGCCATCAAGAACGCTGTCAAGGATGTGGCAAAAAATGGATTGACGGTTATCAATTATGACAGTGGCAGACAGGATAGGATTGATGTAGCAGTTAGGCGTACGGTTCTGACCGGTGTAAACCAGACAGCTGGTATGTTATCAGAAGCGCGAGCGGATGAAATGGGTACTG